ACAACTTGGATTTACAGCTTGGCGCATCTATTGCAGGCGTAAGTGATATTTATACTTTGGCAGCGCGGGTTGTAACTACAGGCGGGGGCGCCTCGGGCGGCGGTGTAGGCTCCCTTTCTTTCTATGACCTAACCCAGTGACACCACTTGACAAATCTAGGATAATCTAATTATGTACGCAACTGCCTCCGCTCCCCAATACGCTTTCGGGCCTGCTATGGCTCCTGTCCCAATGATGGCTGAAGGTGGTCTAGCCGCTGCGGCACAGACCAAATCTCAGGGCCGTGGTGGTGACTCCATGCTGGTCCATATGGCTCCCAGCGAGGTCAAAGGACTGCAAGCCTTGGCAATGGCCCACGGCGGCAGCCTAACCATCAACCCAGATACGGGTTTACCCGAGGCAGGATTCTTAAAGAAGATCCTACCGATGGTTATTGGAGCGGCTTTAACCCCCTTGACAGGCGGCATAATTAATCCTGTGACCGCTGGATTGCTGGTTGGGGGCGCTTATGGGGCAGCCACGGGCAGTCTAAAACAAGGACTTATGGCTGGATTACAGGCGTATGGTGGGGCTGGCTTATACGCTGGTCTGGCTGGTGCTGCCGGTTCTGCTGGTGCTGGTGCTACCACGACGGCGGGTACAACGGTTGGAGGCACAACAGGGAGTATTGGCGGTACCGCTGGCTCTTCAGGGATAACGGCTACTACCGTACCCGTTGAAGCCTCTTTAAATACTTTGGGGGCAGCGCCATCCACAACTGGGGCAGGGATGCCTTTAGGTGGAGGACTAACTTCTGCGTCTGCACCGCTTGCCGCTCCAACCACTTCTTTTGCTGCAAGTCCCGCCACATCCGGCGTAGGCATGGGCTTAGGGGAAGGGGTAGCCGCGATGCCATCTTCTGCCGCTACGGTTGGCGCTCCTATGACCACACCCGCAGTCACTACACCGGGACCAGTAACCGACTTCAGCGCATATACAAAAGGTGTTCCAGCCCTTGCAGAGGAGGCTGGTCGTAAAGCATTCATGGCATCAGCGCCAATGGGAACTCTACCCGCTGTTGGTACAACGATTGCTTCCGCGATGATTCCTGAGCCAGCAGAAGCGCCCCCCGAATCGCCTGCTTATGAGTACGATTATTCGTACGATTGGAACAAACAGGCTGGGGCGTTTAATCCCTCTGCCTCCTCCGGCGCGGGATCTTATGAGCGTCAGTACTTTGAACCAACCTACACGCTACTAGAAAAGAAACGCATTTCGGCTGCCGGCGGCGGTTTGATGGGCTTGGCTCGTGGCGGATCTTATGACGACGAAGCGGGCGGTGACGATCAATCATATGCCGAAGGTGGCTACAAGCGCCCCAAGGCACGATCGCTTACCGGACAGGGTTTCTATAAGTTTGCTCAAGACCGTAAGGATTCCAGCATGGAAGCCTCGGTAGAAGAAAACTTTGCCAAGGGCGGACTTGGAGAGGCACGCAAGGCGTTGCCCCCACGGTTCCTTGAGGGCGATGGCGATGGCATGAGTGATTCAATTAAGGCTAGTATTGGCGGCATACAGGAGGCACGACTGGCTGATGGCGAGTTTGTGGTCCCCGCAGATGTGGTATCTCACCTTGGCAATGGATCATCCAAAGCCGGGGCGAAGAAGTTATACGCGATGATGGATAAAATTAGAAAAGCAAGAACCGGTCGGGAGCGTCAGGCCCCCGAAGTCAACGCATCCAGATATATGCCCGCATGATATTGACGTATGAAGATGTAAACGGATTAGATTTCTTGTATGAACTGGAACAAATCTTCCCAGAGCATTACGAGGAATTATGTGTAACAAAGGATTTTCCTCTTGAGCCAGATTATGACGCATATCGTCGGTTGGCTCATGCAGGAATGTTGAGATGTATTACTTGTAGGATGGGTGGGGATTTAATTGGATACATTGTGTTTACGATCCAGCCGCACTTGCACTACAGGTCTTGTAAGACGGCCTTCGAAGATATTTATTATGTCAAGAAGGAGTTTCGCAAGGGGCGTATTGGCATAAGATTATTTCAATACGCAGAGAAAGTTTTAAAGGAGCATGGGGTTAACCGGATCATTATGCACACAAAGATTCATCTGGATAACTCTAGGCTATTTGAGTACTTGGGTTACAAACACACCGACAAACTTTACACAAAGTTGTTGTGATGGAGATTTAAGATGAGATACGATCACTTTTCAATGTTGCCTGAGCAGGCTTTCCAGCCTCGTAACGGGCGATTTAATATGACACTTGAGGGTGGTAGCAGTCCTCCGCCCGCTCCTGCTAACACTACCCAAACGACCATTCCTGCGTATGCCAAGCCATACATGGAGCGTTTGGTTGGCAAAGCCGAAGCCTTAACCGACAAAAATTATCAGACTTTCGACGGTGAACGACTTGCTGCATCAACTCCCGAGCAACAAGCCGCACGCCAAGCCGTTGCTGGAATGGAAATGCCGGGACAGTTTGCTGCTGGTACTGAACTTGCAGGATTGGGTGGCATTCAGTCACTAGGTGCAGGCCAGCAATATATGGGCATGGTCACGGACCCGGCAATGCTTCAGTCCATGATGTCTCCTTATCAGCAAGCAGTCACGGATATTGCAAAGCGACAGGCTGCTGCCGACGCCATGAAGATTCAACAGGCCAGTAATTTGGGGGCTGCTAGACAGGGCACCTATGGTGGATCTCGTCAGTTGCTTGCCCAGACTGAGCGTGAGAAAGCCTTGGGTCAGCAATTGACCGACATCCAAACTAAAGGTCTTCAGTCCGCATATGACCAAGCATTGAAGAACATGCAGTTTGGTACTCAGGCAGGATTGACCGGTGCGCAGCAAGCGGCTCAAGCAGGCGCAACCCTTGGCCAATTGGGTACCGCACAGCAAGGAGCGGGTTTGCAACTTGCTCAAGCACAAGAACAATTTGGCGCGTTGGGTCAGAAAGAGAAGCAAGCCGCTCTCGATCAAGCCTATCAAGACTTTATTACGCAGCAACAGCATCCATACAAACAGTTGGGATTCATGTCAGATCTTTTGCGTGGTTCTGCAAGTCTGGCATCTACTGGTGCCAAGTCGGTTTACGAAGCGCCTCCGTCAACGCTATCTCAGATTGGTGGTCTAGGGTTAGGCGCACTTGGTCTTTACAATATGTATAACCAAGGGACAGGGCAAAGACAATGAACGACGTTGATTTGATGTCTCCTTCTAAAGTCGCTGCCGAGTACGGTGGCGATAAGCGCAAGATCCAGCAAGCGGCTCAGATGGGTCTAATTGATCCAACCGTAGCCGTCATGGCCGGTATGTTCATTGACCGTATGCGTGGCGCAGCAATGAAAGAACAGCAGCCCCAAAGCACGGTGGCTCAAGATGTCATGGCTCCACAAGGACTGATGGCGGCTCAGGCATCCCCAGTTCAGGGTGGAGTGGATACCCTGCCCGTATCCGAAGATATGGTTCCCAGTGAGTATGCAGGCGGTGGAATTGTGGCGTTTGCTGGCCTAGAAGGATCTTTGGTACAGGGTGACGATATGGAAACCCGTCGATTAAGAGAAGAGTTGCGTAGAAAATATGCAGGTATAGCGTCTCCATTAGGTGCGTTTGCACCCGTCCCCGCGAGTGAGGTTGCAGGGTTTCAAGAAAACCGCAGAGGAATTCAAAATTTACTCGATGCGATTCCAAGTTTAGATAAAGATCAATTGAAGTATATGCTGGCTAATACACCAGACATTACTAAAGTAAGTTCGGTGTCTCCTGCAGGCGCTATCCCAGCCCCTGCTGGAATCCCTGTGCCCGAAGGCGCCCCTATGACTGGTGCTGATATGCGTAAGGCTGATCGTGCTGAGATGGCGCTTCGTAGCGCCCCCGGCTTAACGCCTGCTCAATCAGCAGAAGATATTTTGAAAGCACGCCAAGCACCACAAAGACCTGATCAAAAGGCAGAGCCAAAAGAAGAGGCTGCTCCAGAGTTGCGCCGCCCATCTGTGGCCCCAGCAAGGTATGAAGATGCCTTGACCAAGGCCAAGACCGCAATGGGTGATCTACCAAAAGAAGATGTATTTGCCGACATCAAGAGTGAACTTGCAGAGCGCAAGGGCAAGGCAAATGAAGACCTGCGCCAGAGGGCGTGGATGCGCGTTGCTGAAGCTGGCTTTGGCATGATGTCTGGCACATCCCGTTACGCTGCTGTTAACGCCGGTAAGGCTGCCGTAGACGCAATCAAAGGTTACGGCGAAGACTTGTCTAACCAGAAGAAACTAGATCGCGAAGATCGCAAGATGCTCATGGACATCAAGCGCCTTGAAAAAGCCGACGCCCGTGAGGATGTATTTAAGACCACGGAACTGGCTTACAAGATTCTCAATGAGGCCAACGAAGATGTTCGTGCCCGCCTGTCGTCTGAGACTAACTTGGCGATTGAGGCAAGCCGTGCCGGCACTTCTCGTGAGTCTAACCGTCTCACCAGAGACTTTAATGAATTCAATAAGGCTATGACTCTTGCCAACTCGGCAGAGCAAAACGTTCGGTCATCGTTATCAAGGCAAGCCGAAAACCCATTGAGTCCGGTGTACAAGGCTATCAAGGCTAATCCTAACTATATTGATGAACAGGCGGCAGCCGCTAGAAATCGAGTTCTTAAGGACTTTAAATTGACTGTTCCAAGCATGGATGTTGGGGCTGCGCCCTCTGGCGGAAGAACAGTAGACTTCGGTTCGTTACCTAAATAAAGGGTTCGTATGGATGTACGGATGCCGGATGGCACAGTCATTACTGGGGTGCCAGACAATATTACTCAGACTGAGTTGCTGCGTAGATATAAATTATCTCAACAGCCTCAAGAGGAACCGCAAAGTGGATTCTTGCGTCAAGTTGCTGACGTTCCTCTCGGCGTAGCCAAGGGTGCGGTATCCGGCGCCCGGATGATCACAGACATCTTTGGGGCTGGCAACGTAGCCTCTGAGGCGCTCAAGGGTGTAGAAGAATCTGTTGCTGGCCTGATGTCGGCCCAGTCCCGTAATGACTCCCGTGAGATTGCGCGGATCATGAAGGAAGCCGAAGACAAAGGGTTCCTCGATCAAGTCTTGGCTGGCGTAAAAGCATTTGGTGTCGCTCCAATTGACATGCTCTCTCAGGCAGCAGGTACGGCCATTCCGACGATTGCCGGCGGTATAGGGGCACGAGTCCTTGGTGCTGGTGTGGCTGGCGCTAGAGCCGTTGGCGCAGGTGTCGGTGCCGGTATGGGTGCTGGTGTGACCAAAGGATCTATCTACGATGCGGTCAAAGAAGAACTGGCCAAGACTGGTATGCCGGCTGACCAGATCGAAGCCCGTGCTCAGTTAGCCCAGTCCTATGGTGGCGAGAACCTTGACCAGATCCTTCTTGGGACAGCACTCGGTGGTCTGGCGGGCACGACCGGTATTGAACCTGCATTGGCAGGTATCGCTTCCAAGAACGTATTGACCAAGGCGGCGGCCAAGAGTACGGCAGGCCGGGTTGGAATGGGGGCCGTGGCTGAAGCGGTTCCTGAGTTTGCTCAAGCCTCCCAAGAACAATTGGCTCAGAACCTAGCGCTCCAGCGTCAGGGCTTTGATGTTCCCTTAACTCGCGGAATTTATGGGGCTGGTACGTTAGAGGCGTTGGCTGGTGCTGGACTTGGTGCCGGGGTAAGCGCACTGACCGGCCGCCCAGAGGACGCCAAGGTAGAGCCTCCCAAGACGGGAGAGCCGCCCAAACTGATTGGCTATGATCCGTCGTCAAAAGAACCCATGTATGTTTTCCCCGATGGATCGGTGGCGGTTGGAGAAGAGGCTGCGTTTGCCCGTCGTTATGCAGAACAGCAAGCCACCACGGCAGAGCCTCCCAAGTTACTAGGGTATACACCTACGGCAGGGCAAGAGCCGTTGTATGTGTTCTCTGATGGATCTGTTGCGATTGGGGAAGAGGCTGCGTTTAACCGTCGCTATGAGCCACAGAAACTTTCTCAAGAAGAGTTGACGGCAATTGCCCCTGACCTTGAAGGCGTGGAATTTAAACCTGTTGAGCAGCCACCTTTGCCGCCGACTCCTGACGAGGTTAGACGCAGTCAAGAAATGACTCAGTTATCTGAGCGTGCAGATAAATTATCTAAGGTTGATAGAGAGAACAGTCTTCTGGAGTTCTTTACCTATCGCCCCAAGAAAGACAAGGAAGGCAAGCCAATAGAGGTTCCTGACAATCGTTTGGATGTCGGTGAAGTAACTGATATTGCATCTCAAAAAACCAGTACCGGGAAGATAATTCCAGACAAAGCCTTTAACTTTATTCGTAAAAAGGGCGGTCAAAAGATTTCAACACTGATTAGCGATCAATCGTTGAACGAGTGGCTGCCGTTTGAACTTCGTATCTACGGTACAGAAACAGCGGACGAACTGGCTGAGAAAGAACCAGCCGCTGAGGAATACATTAAAGAAGCCCTGCGTAATTCCGACTTCCTCCCATACGAAACAAAGATGGAGTTAGAAACTATCGGGATGACGCTAGATGGCATTGAAACAGAAATCCAAAGGGAGATAGAACTTGACGACCTCAGAGACATCCTCGCAGAGATTGCAACAAAAGAAGAGAGTGCAAGAGATATTGAGCAAACTCTCCCCGAAGGCACGCCGACAGGTGCTGCAAAACCTGCTGGACAGACTCGAATTGAAAAAGCAGCGCGACGAGGACAAACCGCAGAAGAAAAAGCAATAGCCGATCGTGAGCGCGAACTCTTTGCCCTACAGCCCCAGACTCCCGAGAAGGTAGGTGCTCCTACTGGAGACCTGTTTGGAGCCGAAGGTGCCCAGCAGATCCAACCATCTGCGCCCAAGCCAAGCAGAGTCCCAGAAGGTCAGTTAAATCTTTTTAACAGCGACAAGGACTTTGTAGAGAATTCAAGTTCCGCTGTCAGCGGTAGCCCTGAAAATATTGCAGAAGCCAAGCGGGTAGAGAAAGAACTCAAGGGCAAGACTCCTATTCAGGCCGCCAAGTGGATGGCTGCCAACGCTACTAACCCAGACTATCGGCTGATCGCTAAACGGGTCGTAGACCGTATGCAAAAATTAATGGATGCAGGGATTCCATTTAAACTGCATATCGTCGGTGTTGGGGCTAGGGTTCCTGATCGATTGTTAAGATCAAACGGAATAACCAGTTCACTAATTGACGAAACAAATAAAAAAGTTGATTCAATAGATATATGGCTAAACAACTCAACCGTAACAGGTAGAGTAGGAACTGACGAAAAAACTGTTCTCCATGAGTTGATTCATGCCGTGACTGCCGGCGCTAATTACCTTGGTAATTTCAAGTCGATGCAGGGCACAGAAGCGTCAAAACTTTTCAGACGATTACATGATGTGCGTGAGGTTATTGTTAAGCATTTCAATAATCGCGTCATAAGTATGTCTACAGAAAAACTTATGCCTATAGAGCAAAAGGCATTTGTAGGTGGGGCGAATGCTTTTGAGGATGTGGATGAGATACTTGCTTGGGGTCTTACCGACCCAGAAATGCAGGAATACCTTGAGTCAATCCCATACAAAGGACAGACAGCATGGAGCGCTTTTGTTGATGCCATCCGTGAATTCTTAGGTCTACCAAAGGCCAAGGAGACAGCGCTCTCCGAAGTCTTGGCCGTTTCAGATCTTCTGTTTGAGGCTCCCTTGATAGAGGCTGGTCAGCCTAAATTTGCTGCCCCGGCCGAGCCTACCCCTGCCGCACCGATCCCCAATCGTGAGCAGATTGAATTATTCAACGCAAGCATCGCTGGCATGAAGCCATCCGAAGCGCTGAAGATGCTCAAGCCCACCAAGAAAGCGCCCGCTGAGAAACTGACCGCAGAGGGTGAGAAGGCTAAACAGATCCTTGAGACGCTGGGTTCTATCTCTAACCCAAAACCCAAGGGCGCCGATGAGACTTTATTAAAGCGCCTGCAAGGAGTCTTCAAGCCTCCGGCTGGTTTGTCTCGAGAGTCATGGTTCCGCCGCATGGTGGTGGACAAGGATGCTCCAGTCATCGAGCAGTTGCAGACCAAGTACAACAACGCCGTCCGCGATGAGTTGGACGTTGTGCGCCCTGACTTGAACCTGATGCAAGGACAAGATGTTTCAAACTTTGCTGACTTGATGGCCCAGAAGGGCGGCATTGAGATTGGCGCTGATGGCCTGATCCATGTGTATGAGAACAAGGGTGCCGATGGCAAGCCCATCACAATGGACCGCGTGCTGGAGTTGATTGCCGTAGATCTTGGGAAGAAGTTAGGATCAGCAGACTTGGCCATGCAGTTGGCTCACAACGCCCTGATTGCCAATCGTTCTAACGAAATCCTACAGAACAACAAGCGTATTGAAGTGCGGGCAGACAACGCAATGTCAACCGGCAAGCGCCTGATGAAGTCAAAAGATCCCGACCAGCAGAAGTTAGGCAGAAAAATGGTGTCTGATGCCAACGCTATGCTCAAGAACGTCATTGAGGTTCGGGCCACTCAGGAAGAGATTGATGCCGGCCTTGAGGCTATGCGTATGTATCCTGAGATTCAGGAAGCCTACGATGTCTTTACCGAATACAAGAACAACCTAGTGGATTTCCTGCAAGACTCTGGCCGGATCAGCAAACTGACGGCGGAGAACTGGAAAGCCAATGCTGGTTATGTGCCTTGGACCCGGGTGGAGGAAGAGGCTAATCGGTTTGAGTTAGACCCCCGTTCATTTAAGAATGGCGTGGTTAACCTGTCGGCGCTGCCTCAGTTGGATAAAGAGGGTTCGTCCAAAGAGATCAACAATATCTTTGACAACATGGTTGGCTTGACTTATTGGGCGGTCCGCAGCGGCGTCAATAACTTTGCAGCCCAGCGTACCTTGAATACCCTGCCTGATGTGGAGGTGATTGAAGAAGATAAAGTGTCTGACCTGCGCAAGAAGCACCCCGATCGTGTGGTGTTCTCTTACAAGAATGGTGAGCGCGAGGCATATCTTCTGGCCAATCCGTTCCAGTTAGCCACCTTCTCTACGATCGCGCCTCTAAAGGGCGGTATGTTCTCAGCCCTGTTTGCTCCGGCGGCAAGGTTCCTGCGGGCAACGATTACCCATATGCCGGCATTTGCCATCAGTCAGTTGGTTCAAGACGGCACCTACCGGGCAGCCCTTTTGTCTGGGGTCAAGCAACCATACAAACTCCCAGCCAAGGTATTTAAGAACTTCTACAAAGCCCTGCGTAAGCAGAAAGAAGGCGCCCTTGGTGAGTTGGAGCGGCTTGGTGTGTCCGGTATCTATGATGGGATGCCTGAGTCCACGGCTAGTCGTATCCGTCAGCGCAACAATCTTGAGCATCGCAGCGCCTTTAAGAAAGCATGGGACGCCCTTGAGGACTTCTCCCTGTCCGCCGACTTAGCGGTGCGTGCTGCTATCTATGAGCAGACGATGGCCGAGACTGGCGATCGTGCTCTGGCCTATTACCGCGCCAAGGAGTACATCAACTTCAAGCGTCAAGGCACCGATCCAATCATCTACGAATTGCGTCAGTCCATCCCGTTCTTTAACGCCTATCTTCAGGGTATGGATGTGCTGTACCGGACGATGGTTGGTAAGGGTGTATCTACCGGTGAGCGCAAGGCGGCCATGAAACTGTTCTACATGACCGGTATGCAGATCGCCGCGCTGAATCTTCTCTACACTATGATGATGTCGGGGGACGACGACTACGAAGGGCTGGACGATTACGTTCGCAACCGAAACTACATATTGCCGGGTGGGTTCAAGATCCCCGTGGCGCCTGAAGTCGGGTTCCTATTCAAGGTTCTGCCTGAGCAGTTATACCGCACGGTCATGTCCGACGGGGTTCAGACGCCTCAAGATACGACAGCCGTGGCCAAGCGTATGACGAGTGCCTTTGTTGACGCCTTCGGTGGTATGGAGTATCTGCCTCAGTTGGTCAAGCCATTGATTGAACTGTCCACCAATTACTCGTTCTTCTTGGAAAGCCCGATCGTTGGTGCTGGCCTGCGTAATGTGGATCCAGCGCTTCAGTTTACTGAGAGCACCTCTGAGTTGGCCAAGATGTTGGGCGGCATGACTAATGTTTCCCCGGTCAAACTGGATTACTTTATCCGTGCTTACACGGGCATGGCCGGTACGCTGGGGCTGGAAGTCACTGACTCCCTGATGAACCCTGACCGCATGGGCAAGCCGCTTTACAAGACACCGCAAGTCAGCACATTCATGTACGACCCGACCGGCCGTGGCTTTAAGTCAGACTTCTACAAGTTCCGCGAGGAAGTTGATAAGGTCACTGATACCGTGAACATGATGAAGCGGGAAGGCAAGGCCGAAGAGTTGGCCAATTATCTGACCGAAGAGAAGGCTACCCGCTACGCCCTGCGCGGCATGGTTAACAAGGTCGAGGATCGGTTATCCACGCTACGGAACTACCGTAAGATCATCGCGGCAGATACCACCCTGTCCCCAGCCGAACGCCGGGAGATGACACGGGAGATCCTTGATCAAGAGAGGGAGTTGGTCAAAGCCTACGATGTCAAGGAACTTCGGAAGATCGCTGGGTTCTAGGCATAAAGCCGGAGCCACTCGGCAATAAGTAGGGCTTCGGCCCTTCCGTTGTCCTTTACTCTGCTTAGTGGCGCTTCAGGCCATAGGTCTCTGGCCATTGCTAGGCTACGATTCTTGTCAGAATCCAGCCCAAAGGCCTTCTTCCACACCCTTGGGGTAACGAAGTGGAACGGGCAGTGCGTCCTCTCAGCGAGGGCTATGGTGGCTCCAAAGGCCATTCCAAACTTAAACGTGCTGGCTACCCCCTGCTTGGGCATGGATGACACCAGTTCAATGCCTACCTCCATGTCGTCGCCGCTGCGGGCTTTGAGGATCTCGCTCATCACTTCGTCAGTGAGAATGTGAGTCCCGTTGTGGATCATATCTCCGCAGCCAACAAATCCCCCGTGATGATTGATCATCCCCCAAGCACCAGAAAACCCCGGATCAAACCCCAAATAAATCATCGAATCCCTTTCTCACTTTGTCACTGCCAAAGTGACATTTAAATATTGTTGAACTTTTATCATCAGGTGGTATCATATGGGTATGACCTGTTGACATGAAGTAATTTTATAACGATACTACGGGTTCTGCTAGGAGATTAACTTGAAACTTACGAATAAATATGGGCTTCCAGAGTCCATCGTCAATGCGCTGAAGCGTCCAGAATACACCAAAGGAAAGGCGCACCTGTCCGTTACCCAGTTGATTAACAGCCCGAAGATCGTGGCGTTGACCAAGAAGTTTGAAGATGAACTGGAGAGCGATGTCTCTGAGATGGTGTGGAGTTTGTTTGGTTCTGCCATCCATAAAGTTTTAGAGCATGGCAAGGATAACAGCCATATCGTTGAAGAACGCCTGCACGCTGAGGTGGATGGCTACCGGATCTCCGGGGCGATCGATCTTCAGGTGGTTAATTCCAAAGGCCGGTCGATTCGGGACTATAAGACCTGTTCAGTCTGGTCGGTGATGAACGACAAGATTGACTGGGAGCGTCAGTTGAATTGCTATGCGTGGCTCGTAGAGAAGGCCACGGGCAAGCCCGTAACCGACTTGGGTATCGTGGCTGTCATTCGTGACTGGAACCGCCGTGAGGCCGCCAAGAGGGAGGACTATCCCCAAGCGCCCATCAAAGAGTTGCCGATCAATCTATGGCCTATGGAATGGCGGGAAGAGTACATCAAGTCCCGTGTCCATTCCCATGCTGAGGCTGAGTTTGCCATTGAGTCTGACGGGGAGATCGCTCCCTGCACGCCTGATGAGATGTGGGAAAAGCCAACCATGTGGGCGGTCAAGAAGACCGGCGGTGTCAGAGCCAAGTCTGTCCATGAGTCTGAAGAGCAAGCCAATGCCGCTTTGGAAAAGGCCGGCAAGGGGCATGAGATCGAAGTGCGTCCGGGCAGTCGCACTCGGTGTGAAAATTTCTGCCCAGTAAACCATCGTTGTCAGCAATGGCGCGAGTATCAGGAGAGTCTATGACGCTAGAGCAACTTCGGAATATGGATATTCCAAGACTAGCCAATGCAAATCAAGTGGGCGGAGACCACTACAGGAACAAGGCAATTCAGCCTTGGGATTACATTGCTTCAAATAACTTGGGGTACTTGGAGGGTTGCGTTATCAAGTACGTGTCTAGGTACAAAGAAAAGGGCGGGATACAGGATTTAGAAAAAGCCGCCCATTACTTACAAAAATTAATGGAGATACAGAGTGAGCGTTTATAAGAAGTTACAAGACGCCCGGATCAAACTTCAGAATACGAAGTTAACCAAGTCCGGCAAGAATAAGTTTGCAGGGTACGAATACTTTGAACTGGGGGATTTCCTCCCGGCGGTTCAGAAGATCTGCCAAGAGGTCGGCCTATGCGGGGCGGTGTCCTACACCAATGATTTGGCCTACCTAAATATCTATGATGTCGAGACCAATGACTGCGTGGTATTTACTTCCCCAATGTCTAGGGCCGAACTCAAGGGTTGCCATGACGTTCAGAACCTTGGTGCTGTGCAGACCTATCTGCGTCGCTACCTATGGACAGCGGCCTTCGAGATCGTTGAGCACGACGCCCTCGATGCCACAACAGGGAGCGTCAAGCCGGAACCTAAGCCTTTGCCAAAGCCCGTTGAGCCTGCCAAGACATCCAGTGGTGCGGCAATCGTGGCCGGCAAGCCATCAACCAAAGACTGGGACATCAAGATCACTATGAAGCCGGACGCCAATGAGGCGGCGTGGTTCGATGCAGTCTGGTCTGCCTCCACGACGGCGTTGAGTTTTGCGGAGTCTGATGCCGATGTCATGGCCATCTTTAAGGTCAACAAAGTTGTTTTCGATGAAGCGAAGTCTCGTGATTCAGAGTGGTTCAAGAAGTTAATGGAAGAGTTCACCAAGGTTAAAACTAAATTTAAGGAGCAAGCATGAGCAGAGAGCAATTAGGACCATACGTACCGCAACCCGATAGCGGAACAATTTTTACGGCCAAAGATAAGCGCACCCCAAATCATCCCGATGTCTATGGCGACATTCATTTGAGCCGTGGGTTATTGGAAAGGGCGATGCAGCAGGAGGGAGATCCAGTGAAAGTGTCTTTATCGGGATGGCGCAAGGAATCCAAAATAACAGGAACCAAATATCTTTCCCTTTCTTTTTCCATTAAAGAGCCTTATGCGCAAGCCGAGTCAAAGCCAAAGCCCGCATATGACGCAAACGATGACGACGTTCCGTTTTAAGGAGATGACAATGAAAGCAGCAAAGCGTCGTGGACGCCCGCCCGGATCCAAAAATAAACCTGCCGCCAAGAAGAGTGCGGAAAATTTGTCGCCTTGGTTAAACGAAGTCTCAGACCTAAATCAAGAGGTCAATGCACTTCGTCGCCAATTGTCTGATGCCAAGGCGGTCATCAGGTACCTAGAATTCCAACTTAATTTCAGGCCCTATGAAGACCTTGCAATTTGAGGGCCTAAAGGTTGCCCTGAAGCAGAACAAGGACGGCTACGTGCTGACCCTTAACGTCCACCCTGACGACATCCCAGAGGAGTTATTACGGGACTTTGTAGGGGCGAGGTATCAAGTCGTTATGGTTCGGCTTGGGGATAACGAAGAACCACTGGATCGGCAGGACGCCTTTGGTGGCGATCAGGCGATTCAAACGGCCGCGATGTTATGCCGTGACCCAGAGTTTTGGGACTATCTTCAAGACGATCTTCAGATCATTGATCGTAGTGAGAAGGACGCATCGAACTGGTTGCGAGATGCCATTGGGGTTATCTCTAGGTCGGAATTAAAAACTAACCAAGGAGCCAGAGAAAATTTGGCAAAGGTGAGAAGGGAATATCAGGAATGGAAATCAAGAAAATGATTCCGTATTCGCTGTACCTTCCTGAAGACATTTACCTTCAGGTCAAGGAACTAGCGAAGGAACGAAAGGCAGCATCACTGATTCGAGAGGCAGTTGTCATGGCTGTCAAAGGTCAGGGCGAATATATGTCAGGGTACAACAAGGCTCTGGATGATGCGTCTAAGGTGGTCTATGAAAGCAAAGAAGCCCAGATGATTGCGGTCAATGGCCGGGATCTTGGGGCGGTACTGACCGAACAGATTCGGTTATTGGAGATGAAATGAGCAATAGCACTGAAACCCTGCGTGATGTCTTTGCCGGGATGTGTGCGATGGCCTTGATCATGCGCGGCGTTCCAGATGAAACGGTTCCAACCAAGGCGTATGAGATGGCAGATCGACTCATGGAAACACGAGAACCGGAGACCGCTGGGCTGCCAGCAATCAAAAGGAGGACAAGAAAATAAAATAACCCAACCTTGAAGTACAAATGGCAATACAAATCAAGAAGAATTAATTACCTAATGGAGAGTGCATCATGGCAAAAGCAACAACATCTACTAATGAAATTATTATCTTTGAACAAACACGCGGGAAGATGGACTTCTGCGTGCTAGGTACTACCCCGCTTATCCACAACCGGATGAGCCAAAAGGTTTTACAAGAGTTGTTATTCCCGAAGGGTCGTAAGAACGCGGCGGAGAAAGCCACGACGATGAAACACAATCCGATGGAAGAGTTTCGTAACTCCCCTTACATTATTAACGACGACAAGGCAAACACCCTGATCTCGATTCTGCCCACGGCCTTCAAGGGAACGATGATGACGGCGGCGTTGGATATGCCGGGAGTTGCACGTACACAGATTAAGAAGCATGTGTATGTCGAGGGTCAGCACATTGAGATCTACGGTATCCCTGAAGTAATGTGTGCAGTAACTCGCAGTGCTGATATTAATCGCACGCCAGACGTAAGAACCCGTGCAATCATGCCTGAGTGGGCTTGCCGTTTGACGGTGGAGTTCACGATGCCTCTGTTGAAAGACCAGTCGGTTGCTAACTTACTTGCGGCAGGCGGCATGGTGTCGGGAGTGGGTGACTGGCGGCAGGAGAAAGGTTCGGGTAACTTTGGTTGCTTTAAGTTGGTAAGCGCCGATGATCCTGACTTTGTTCGTATCACCAAAACAATGGGCCGCAAAGCGCAGAGTAAAGCAATGGATAACCCTGAGTATTACGATGCCGAAACTGAAGAGTTGCTGTCTTGGTTCGAGTCTGAGACCAAGCGCCGTGGCTTTAAGGTGGCTGCATGAACCTCGTCAGAGACAGAGAAGTTATCGCAAATCGTTTGGCCAAGATAGCCCATCGTAACGGCGGTTTACTCACTCCTGACTTGGTTGTAAAAGACGCCGAAAATTCCAAAAGTCCCTTGCATGATTTGTTTGAATGGGACGATGGAATTGCGGGTCATCGGTACCGGATCGAGCAAGCGCGGCAAGTTATCACATCAGTACGAGTTGTGGTAACGACCGAACACAAAGCAATTAGTACGGTGTATTACGTGCGCGATCCAAGTGCTGAACATAACGAGCAGGGCTATGTATCAATCGATGCGTTGAAGTCTGATTATGAGTTGGCTAGGGAGTCTATTGTGATGGAGTTTTCACGGGCGGCTGCTTACATGCAGCGTGCGCGAATCCATGCTGAGGCTTTAAACATGGCTCAGGAGGTTGATGCGTTGATTGCTAATGTTCAGACGTTTGCGAACAAAATCAAGGCGTAATTTGGAGGGGGGCTTCGTGCCCCCCGCACGGCAGTCGGGGATGGGTGTTGTTAGGCCGGGACCGTTAGGGTATGGCGCGGTAGTGCGTGGTTTGGTTGGGCAGTCAGGGTGGGGTACGGACGGGATGGGTTCGTTTGTGTCGGGAGTGGTTTGTTATGGCAGTCGAGGATGGGTCGGGCAAGTTGTTATAAGTACAGGCACGGTAAGTTCAGGTTGGGCAGGCAGGGTCAGGAAAAAAGTGGTTCTTCTGGTGGTGTTTGGTTTGGCAGTTAAGACAAGGCACGGTGATATAGATATTGGTTCGGTTTGGCGAGGCAGGTTTGCTGCGGTTGGGACGGGAATGATCAGGTGGGGTGCGATCAGGCAGTTATGGTGGCGTAAGGAGCGGTATCGTAGTTAATGGTGAAGTAAGGCAGTTGTGGACAGGATAGGCGGGGAATGATGGGGCGCAAAGAGGTTCGGTTTGGCAGTTAAGGTTAATAAATTAAGGAGAATTAGTGAGCGATTATCAGTACACAAAAGATTGGTTTGGGTGGGCACC